GTTGTCTGCGTAAGTAGAATCCCAGGCTTTACCTACAAACCCATTACCGCCAAAATAAGGATCGTCGTCGTAAGTTTCCCAGACGTTAGCTTCCCATCCAATGAACTGGCACCAGCTTGTAGTGATGGTGTTCATTACATACTGTTGTTGTTGCGACCCATCTAATACCGGAACATTTATCCAAACTGCGTTTCGCTTGGCATTGTAAAAAACCTGCCAACCAACTGCCGCATGTGATCCCCCGTATGATGCTGTAGCTGCTGTAATTGCCCCCTGAATTTTGTTTGACAACGCCACTCGGGGATCAAGCCTTGACGATTGCAAGCTTTGCGCCATTGGCATCAAACCGTCGTAGGTCAAAATAAGCAAATCGCCGCCATACTTAAGCATGGCTCGTTTAGAAATAGGGCTGCCGAGCTTCCACACGCCCGCCAGCGCCCAAGTTGCATCACTAGCAGGGTCAGTACCTCGATAAACAATAACCTCGCCATTGCTCGTTATAAAAGCCAGGTTGTCATCCACCCCATAACCAGCATCAATTGTCCATGTGTCTAAATCTACCAAATGCCCACCGAACCGAGCAATTGAGCTTAGATCAAGGGATTGAGCCGCACCACCCACTGCGCTTGTCGGGAGATACCACGCTTTCAACGTGTTTTTTTGTATAAACCAGAGCCTGTTTTTAAACAGAGTCACGTTTTCTAACGTAGTTGTTGTGACTCCTGTGATTGCGGGTGTTGACGCTGCATCTATTGCAGTCCAAGTTGTTCCATCATAAAGTCTTGGTTTGTCTACGCCATTGACCGCATACAGGTAATTCCCGCCCGTTGTGGCAACGTTTGTATATTCCCAAATAGCGTTAGTCAGCCCACTAACAACCGCCGCACCTACAGCCCCTCCTGCGGTTACATCGTATATTGATAGCGCAGGAGTTCCAACGACTGCAAATAGTTTGTTAGTTGCGCCTCCTGAATAAGAAAACAAACTTTGCGCTTGCCCTGTAAATCCAGTTGCATATTTGCTGTACCCACCACGCAAAACGCAATTGCTGACAGTAGGAAAATAATTAATTAAAGTTACCGCATCCATCGGCTCCATGTTGGCAAGGGAATCTCGTGCATTCCAGCCACCAACAGGTGCCGGAATCGACTGCACATTGGCAGCCGTTCGTTGAACCATTTGGTTAGGGCGAGCCATGTCAGTTGCCGTAACCTGAATCCGGGATGTTGTCGTAACCGATCAGAACGGTGCCTGGACGCGGAGCAAATGACAAGTTGGCGCTAGACATATCCAAAGCTAAAGCGGCTTCGTATTCCTCCAAATAATTACGATACATCGCCGTAGTGTCAAAACCTTTAGCTTCAAAATACTTTAGTTTTGTATTAAGTACCATTAAACGCGAAGGATAGATGGTCGTATCTGTGTCAACGGTGAATGATAATTTCACATCCCCATTGGCAGCATTTGCCCACCCATTGCTGCGGTATTCAAACCCAAGATATTCGGCGTTGGAAAATCCGGGCCATATCTGGAAATAATCGCCAAACAAACGCCACCGTACACGCGGGCCTGTTGATATATACCCAGACAACAACCATTCCCATTGTTGCGCGTCCTCTGGCCCCAACATTTCCCAATGTTTTGATTTGTCCCACATTGTGCGAGGAATCAAAGCCTCGTAATCGGTAGGCAAATCGTAGCGCATTTTTTGAAAGTAGACCGTAGCAGAAGCGCCGCCATCAGCACTAAAGTCTGCGTTCATGGTTACTTGCGTTCCCGAATCAACGCTTGCAATAAAGCAATTCTGATTAATGCCAGAGCCTATTGCTTGAAAAGTTGTATCTAATCCGGCTGTGCTTGGAATGCCTGAGATAACCCGACTGGCTGTAGTCCAGTTGCCGGTCGTAGTTAAGTATTCCGTATAAAACTGTTTTTGCTTGGTCATTGCCTGCCACGGATGCTTGCGGAGCAACTCATAGCCGCTTGCATTCATCAGCGCAAGAATCTGGATTACGTCCTGATTCGTGTTTGCGGCTACATACGTCGGCGTTGAAACGCCCAGCTCGTTAGTTACTTGCTGGACGAGTTGCAGCATCGTGTAGGACATTTATGCCTCTTTTCGTGGGCGACCCAGTTTGCGCTGCTCCATGAGCATTGCCATTTGTTCTTTAAGTTCGTTTAATTCAAGCCGAGTTTTATCTAGTTCTGTGCTGTTTTTATCTTGATTTTTACTATTCAAAAATACTCTGGCACGTTCACGCAAGCCAGAAGCACCCATACCAACTTTTTGAATTTGGGAATCAGACGCTGTTGCAAGTTGCTCTACGGTTTGAAACTTAACAATTTGCAATTCAGCCATTTGATTTTCGTTAAAATCTTCTGGCGCTGCTTTGCACCATTCAGCAAGTGGGGTTCCAATTATTGAACCATCGTTGTTTTGCATTTGAAAATACAGCCATTGACGCGGAAATCTTTGTTTGTGATCTTCACGCACTGGCTGGTCAATTTCAGTCGTTTTATCACCAGGAATCATAATACGAACAAACGGCACCCCTTTATACGGCGCTTTTTCATGCTCATAAAATTCAACATGAAGATGCGAATCTGCGTTGTTAATATCAGTATCAAGTGCCATTTGTTTCTCCTGTGGGGATTAAGTTTTAGTTCCGTTGATGCTGTACCACATGGCATTTGTTACCGCAAAAAATATGCTTGTAGTATCTTTTGCAACTGATGCCGAGGTGGTTACGTTTACCGTTGTGGCGGTTTCGTAAGGGTAGACTTTAATTGTGTTTGCGCCAGAGTTTGTAACAAAAATAACTGCGCCCATTTGAGTAGGCGGCAACAACACTCCGGTGCTTGCAGCAGCAGTATTAATTGAGCTGTAAACTTTGTTTAATTGCAACGCATCAGCGCGGGTGGAACCTGTAGCAGTCAAACCATTTACGCCATCGCCACAGATAGCAACAGTCATCAATGATGACGCACCGGCCCCAAGAACCCGCGATGGGATTGTCATATTAAGCAGTCAATACAGATGCCCAAGTCGTTGCGCTAGTGGCAAACAAAATTACCGTTTTTGCCGTTGCAACAGACAAGGTAGAAGCGCCAGCATTAATTGTTGATCCCGATTTTGGATAAACGGTAATCGTCTGTCCCGAATCGTTACGGATGCCAATCATTGCGCCTGCTTCAGTTGGCGGCAAAATAACGCCGGTTGATGCCGAACTGGTCGTAATTGCGTTAAATACAGCAGACAGTTGCAAAGCGTCTGCAATCGTGGAACCAGTAGCTACAAGCGCGGTAGCGCCATCGCCGCAAATGCTTGTGGTTGCAAGCGGGGAATTACCTGATGCCAGAACTCGTGAAGGGATAGCCATTTAATGCTCCTTTGTAAGGTAAAAATATGCGTTTTGTAAATTGTAGTCAGCCCAAAGCACATTGTATTCTGCAAACTTATTCAACCACCAGTTGTAAGGAAAAACCGACAAATGAAGCGGCTGCCCGATCAATGCACCCATGTTATCAGGCACAAGGCTTATTTGAAAAAATGCGGAATCAACGCACTCCATAATGTTTTGGATTACCGCCTCAACGTTTTCCGGCGCAATGTGTTCCATTACGTCGGTGCAATATCCAATGTCGCCTTTTACCCCGATAGGCTTTGTTAAATCAGCAATCGTCAGGGGAAAATTAGCGCCTTTATCTAAGCAATTGTGTGAGAAATCAATTAATTGCATTTGTGCGCCGGTTAGATCGTGAATACGTTTTGCGCCTCGACCCGTCCCGCATCCAAAATCTACAATGACTGTTTCTTTTGTAATTTTGGCTACATTTACAAACGTATCTGCAATCAATTCGCCAGGTGCCGTGTCCCGATAAGCAGGGATCGCCCACATTTGCCGGTATTTTTCATCTTCTTCCATGGGCACAGCGTTATGGCGCATGGATTTAACCACTTCCATGATTAGCCCATCACCATCCACCGTAATGATGCAACCAAGGTCAATCAGGTTATTGCAGACCGTAGGGAATAATTCAGCTTGCCGCGCCATTGTGAGCGAACTGGTAAAAACCTTGCCGTTCACCGTAACCTTGCACAAAACATCATTGGCGTTCATTGACTGGGAGTAAGCGTGTCCCATCGTTTGCCGGTGTG